AAAATTGTTCTCGCGAGCAACTTTAATGTCTTCTTGCAATTGTGTAAGTTCAGCCTTCAAGTGACGGCTAACAGCTTGACTCATTTTGTCTGCACTTTCTTTTACGAAACGTGCTTTCAATCCTTCAAGTTTGGAGCGGGCTTCACGAACGAGGCGGACTTTTGTTTCCACTACGTCACGTTTGTCTGCGGCAAACTCCTGGATCTCACGAGCCAATGCATGCACCATGAAGTTTTCTAGCTTGGCTAGACCTTCAGTGTGCATTTTACGATCTTTACGCAATTCGCCAATTTCTTCTGCAAGTTTACTAACCAAGAAGCCGTTAAACTTCGTTGCTGATTCGTTCATCTTGCGTTGGAAACGGACGCGATCTTCAGCCAATGCTTGCTTTTCAGCAGCCACGGCTTGAATCTCTGCGGCGAGACCTTCTGTTACCATTTTGTCAAGGGCTTCCACCATTACTGACTTGTCGTGCTCGTAGCGTTGTGCAAACTCTTCTCTGAGTTCTACACGAGCCTGTTCACGAGCTTCATTTAGCTTGGTTTCCCAAGCTTCATTAATCTCCTGGCGAGTTTCCTCGGTGATCAGGTCACTATCTAGCAATGGTTTGATAGCATCTAACATGCCTGGTTCTCCTTATATTTTGAGATCTCTGATGAGCTTTTTGACTTCATCTTTGAGATATCTCTGCACTTTGTTGTTATGCCCAGATTCGCGAGCCACCTCAAGCAATCTATGTCCGTACTTCATGTTCATGAGTCCTTCGTAAATTGCTTTAGGATAAGCATTCGGAGCACTGGGTTGTGCAACCACATCTATAGTGACAATTTCAAAGTCACTTACATGTCCTGTTCTGTCATCAACGTTGCCGCTTCCACGGCTTGATACACCTAGTCTAACACCAGATTGTAGCAACGTCTTGATCAATTCTCCCATTGGAGTTGGCAAAATTTTAAGTTTGCCACATCCTGCGTCTCCATCCATCCACATGCCTTCAACGCTGTGGCACACACGATCCAAGTTAATCTTCAAATCATCTGGGTGATCCACTTCACCTAAAACGGAGTTACCTTCTTTAATCTGTTGATTAATAGTATTAACTGCCTTAGATATCTCGTGTAAAGGATAGACACGTTCATTTGCATTGCGCTTGTTGCCTTCAATACAAATGCCTTTAAGATAGAGATTCTTACCTCCGCTGATATCAGCTTCCTCCAACACCTGGATGTTGGCCTGATTAAAGGTAAGTTGTTCTCTTAGCGTCTTCATTGCTTAGTTACGTGGTAGTGGGCTTCTAATATTCACACCCGCAGCCTGTGTTTTTACAGGAGCAGGAGCTGCCGACTTAAATGCCTTCTTACCTGCATCTTGTGTAGGTGTTACGCCAAGTTCTTTGACTGTGTTTTTGTAAGCACTAGAGTCATGGTGTCCACCGCCATCAGCACCTGTGTGTACTGGCTTGGCCATTGCACCACGTGCACCTGAGTTGGCTGCCACTGTAGACTTTTTGTTTGTGTTGCCTTCTTCAGAAGTGACTGGCTTTGGGGCTGCTTTTAATTCAAGAGCTTCCATCATGCCCATTTCTTCTGTGTCGTCCATTTCAAGAGCGTCTCCGCCTTCATCAGGACCCATCATGTCGCCGTCGCCACCCATGTCGTCGTTGTCGCTCATGAGGTCTTCAAACTCAGCCATCAACTGGTCTAGCTTGTCTTCTAAATTCATGATGTCGTCTTTGGTAGCTGGCTCATCACCGCCGCCGCCAAATTCATCATTGTCCATTTCCATGTCTTTGGTAAAATCTTCGCCGTCTTCTTCTGCTTCGTCGTCAAACTCTGCATCGTCGCCTTCGGCTTCCATGTTCATGTCAGATTCTTCTTCCATTTCCACGTCGTCGATTAGATTATTACTGGCGTCACCGCCCATGCTCATTTCGTCTAGGTCTTCGTCTGCGCCTTCTTCGATTTCTTCGGCTTCTTCAGCCATAATGTCTTCGTAGATCTGGCGGCTTTTTTCCACAACAATGTCGTGGAATAGTTCGCGAGCTTTTTGCTCGTCATCATTGATCACATATTCAATCAATTGTTCAAAACGGTTCATATGAAAAACTCCTATAGGTAAAGTGTGTTGTTATTTACACACTAGATAAAATATAGGTGGTTTATGGGGTCAAAACGACGATAAATGTAGGTTTTATTACAATGCTTTTGTAATTGTTATTACATTGGGGGTGCTGGTGGAGGTGCGTATTGTTGACGAACTAGTTTGAGTTTTTCTTTGTACTCATATGTTCGTACATCGTTCATTTTGCGCAGTTTGTTTAACTGGCGTAAGGTTAGGCGACTCTTGCGCAGGTCGCCAATTTGCGGTTGACTGTTGTCTTGTGCTGTGTCCTGATATGCTTCAGGTTCTTTGTGCCAAAATTCTGTTAGTAACATACACGTATTTATACTGGAGGAGGTGCGGCACCGCCAGGCATTCCGCCAGGCATTCCGCCAGGAGCAGGTGGTACAGCCGCTCCCATGCCAGGCATGCCGCCAGGACCTGCTGGTGCCATCATCCCAATATCTTGGCCAGTCTGAATGTCAGTTTCTAGCGCACCTGGAGTAATACCAACTGAACGTAGGTCTTGTCCTGTAGCTGGCTGCATTTCAGGTGTGTCACGTTCTTCACGCCATAACTCTTCATTCTTCTTGATTTCGTCTTCGGTTAAACCCAAGAAGCGTTCTAGCATAAATCGTTTTGACATGTATGGCAAGGGTTCCATGCTGGTAAATGCCTGGATACGTGTGTTGTCCAGTTCACTTTGACGATAACTTGCAAAGTTTTGAGGTGCATTAAACTTAATGGTAAACAGGCTAGAGTCTATGTTAAACCCACGCCATTTCATGAACATCTTGAATTCATCGTCTAGTTTTTGGCAGATCAACGCTTGTAAACGTTCGCAATACTGATTGAATCTATACTCCTGAATAAGGGCTGTGCCCACTTTTCCGTCGTCAAATGTCTTGCCTGAATCATCTGGACCTGTGGGCAAATAGCTTGAAGGCACACGCAAACCACGAGCCATTTTGTTGTTGAAGTATTTCAAGTCGTCAATTTCGCCTAGGTTCTGTCCGCCTGGCAAGGTGTCCACGCTGGATCCACGACCGTCTGCTGTTTGTGGGAAAAAGTAGTCTTCGTTGATACTGAGTGGATTGTAACTGGCATCCATCATGTTTTGTCCGCCGCCGCTCACAGTGGGGATTCTACGCTGGTGCATTTCGTTCTTGATGCGTTCCACAAACTGCATGGCCAAGTGGCTGGGCATGTTGCCCACGTCAATTTTGAAAATTCTACGCTCAGGAGCACGACTCACACGATAGATAAGAATTGAGTCTTCCAGCAGTTCTTTCTGCTTGAACACTTTGTAGATGTTTTCCAAGATGCTTTTGCCAAAAGGCCAAAACACATCTAATCCTTCGTTCAGGCTCATATGCACCACGTGCTTGGCATCCAAGCAAACTTCGTTCATGGCCTGCATGAATCTACTGTTGCCCACACCGCCACCTGTGCCGCCATTGGGCATGGTGTAGTTGGCAGAACCAGACACTGAGCCTGTTACAGGGTTGGTCATGTAGTCTGTGGTAGTTTTGGCTGCCACAGTCATGTTTTGAAAATTGGGGTTGATGTCGCGAATCACATACTGCTCAGGACGTTTGCCCTCTGATTCGTTCACGATCACACGAGCCACTTTGGTCATGTCCACCCACATCATTTCAAATGTTTCTGGATCACGCACAAAGATTTGATCTCCGTATTTCACAGTGTTGCGGAACAGTTTGAAGATACGTTGATCCAGTTTGTTTAGTTTGACCCACTGTTGCAACTGCTTGCGAATAATATCAATCTCGTGATCAGTAGGCGTGTCTGAATATTTTACTTCAAACGGTGTGCCGTTTGTTTCGTTTGGCTGAGTAGAGAACTCAGATATAATGTCCAAACAAGCATTGATCTCTGAGTCCATGTCCATGTTTTCGTACTGATTATAACGTTCAATACGATTGGGATGACCTGAATACACTTCTGGCAGTCTGCTGGCATAGTTACGATACACCATGTCTGCAGGATAGTTGTCTGTGCCGTTGTTCTTGCCGTACTGCGGGTAGCCATCAGCATAGCGTCCGGAGATGGGACCTAACTGTCCAGTGGTGTCAGCCACTTTGAAATATTTTTTCCAGCCGGGGGATTGTTTTTCTGCCATAGTAAGTTATTTACCGTGATTACATGGAAGTTTGCAGTATTCGTTCCTGTACAGTTACCCCATTTTTAGTAGCTGTTACTAATTCTTGTAACAGACTTGCTACCCCGCCCATGGCACCTTCGTTTTGATTAGCTGCCATTTGTGCCAACTGTTGACTCATGGTGGCCATTGCAGATTTGAATTCTTCTGTAACCTGTTTTAGTGCAGATTCTGAATCAGTATTTGTTTGTTCTTTAATTTCTTTAAGACGTTCAGCAATATCGTCTCCTAGTCCCGGAATTCCTTGTGTACCTAAAGTGGTTGCACCCAGTTGGTAATTGGTAGCTAATCCTGAACTTAAAATGTCTTTCCACATTTTGGGGTCTGTAATGGTTTGACTAACTTTATCAAATGCTCCAACTGCTTCTGCAATAGACTTTACTGCTGAAAGATCAGTACTCATTGGGCCTTGATTATACCCAGCATATTCATTCATCCCGCCAAACGTAGGGCCGCCAATTGCATCTTTGAGACTGATACTTAGAGGAATAGCACCGTTTACTAGCGGAATCATTGCCTCTGGACCTTTTTCAGCAACCATAGCAATCTGTGGGGTTGACGCTATACCTCCGTCAGCATATCCCGGAATTTGTGCATGAATATGTCCTGCTGTGGCTTTTGCACTGGGGTTGTTGTACTCATCAATGGCCACGCTGGCACCCATGCTTTTGAGCCACTTAACAATCTCTTGGCCTTCTTCTTTGGTAGGTTCTTTAGATAACGCAAAGTCCATAGCACGGCCTGTGGTGTGACTACTACTTGGAGATTTTTCTTGGTGGAACTTGTCGTTGAATCCAGAAAAGTAAGCAAAGTTAGGCAGGCTTGCTTGTACCTGTTTGGCTATATCAATAATCTTAGGATCAATTTTACTGCCTTCGGCTTGCACATCTCCAGTTTTGAGTTTTAACCCCATCTTGACAAGATCACCCTGGGATGCTGTTCCTTGGGCAGATCCTGGTGCTCCACCGCCACCGCCTGCGGTAGGAGCAACTGGGGCAACTTGTTGAAATTTTCCTTGTTGTTGCAAGTATTTTGATTCTGACTCAACTCGAGCCTGTTGTGCAGTGTCGGCTAAATTTTCAAGTGGCTTGAAACCTGTGACTTGGCCAAGTGTTCGACTAAACTTTTCAAGACCACGTGTAACTGAACTCTGCATTTTTTCACCAAAGTTTGCATTTTCCCAATTTTGGTCATCTTGTTTTTTAGCTGTGTCAACTTTGGCTTGTTCTTCAGGTGTGTTATCGGATCCAAGCCCAAGTATTCGCAACAACTTGTTGGTTGCATCTGCCAGTTTAGTAAAGGCATCGGCCAGGCCGCCAGTGATATTTCCTAGTTTATTAGTCAAGCTCAGTGCGTTGTCAATTCCTTGAAACACAGCATCTTCCATTTTTTTGTTGAGTTCTTGCTGTTGCTTGATATTTTTAGCATACTGCTCAGTTATCTTATCAGCGGCTTCACCACCTTTAAGTCCTTGTGCCGTTTGATCTTGTGAGATTTTTTCATAGGATTGGTTTAGATCTTTTGTTGCCAACAGTCCTAAATCGGCACTTTCTTTAATTGACAACAGGAACTCTTCGCCAACACCTGTTTGATACGTCATGTTCATGTCTTTGGCTACTCGGCCAACTGCACTTGCAATCTGTTGAGTACCGTCAATGGCTTTTTGTTGGCCTGCCACCATTTTATTGGCCACTTGTAGTGCTTCACCATTAGAACTCATCAGGAGTTTTTGCGACGCTTCGGTGCCTATCATGCCAGTAGTCATGTCTCCAAAGCCCTGTGCCGCTTCCTTGCTCTGGGATCTCAACAGTTGATAAGTTTTTTCTAGTTCATCTGCCGCTGCAATTTGGCCAGCATCGCCGCTTGCTCGCATTGCTTCCGTTTTGGCACGGAATCTCTGTTGTGATCTAGCTTCTTCTAAGGCTGCTTCGTTTTCTTTTCTAGTTGTTCCAGTTAGTTTGGTTAATGCATCTTGTTCAATCAAGTAACGTCTAGCACCGTCTGCCAGTTGATCTGTGGTCATACGTTGCGCTGTACCAATCCTGGTCTGCAATTTCAGATAACCCATTGCTCCCTGGTTGATCATTTCTTGAGACATACCGGCTGCAATCATGCTCTTGCGATAAGGCTCCATGGCTTCGCCCATGTTTTCAAACTGTTTACGTCCTTCGTAAACTGATCCAGATAGCAATGCCAGGTCTTTTGAGCTCTCTCCAACTAGACTTACATAACCGTCTAATTCGTTCATGCTCAAGCCAAGTTTCTTGGCACCTTTGTATACCCCAGTCATGCCATCGCTGGCTGCGGCACCAGCCTGGGACATGTTTGAATATCCTTTATATAACTTGTCAGCCATCTCGTTGGCTGCTTTGACATATTCAGCTGTGGCCACAACTGCCGCAGTTATGCCTGCAATAAACAACTTGATCAACGGGCCGCCAGGAATCATCAAAGCCAGCGCAACACCAGCTGCCTGGGCAGCCTTGGCCATACCATCAATACTGTCGTTAAACGCCGCGGCACCTTTTTTGCCTTCATACATGGCCTTACCAGCTGCCATACCAGCACCAGCCACAGCCGTAAGTCCTTCACCCAAACTGGCCAGACCTTTGGTAGCGTTGTTAATGCCAAGTTTGTTTTTCGCGTCAGCGTCAAACTTTTCGTCGGCAGTTTGTTTGGTTACTCTGCCATAGTAAGCCATTTCCCGATTTACGTCTTCGAGTATTCGAGCTAGTTCTTCCATCTGTGCATTTGTGTCGGCCATGGTGTTTTACCTATAAGTAGAAGTATATTTATAGGTGCAAAATGACCCAAACTGCTAACCCTTTACGCCAATTTTTTAGACAACCAGCAATTTACTTGAGACTGCCAAGCAATGGAAATTTCTGGCCCAAGGATTCAATAGATTTTCCGGCCAATATGGAATTGCCAGTGTTGCCCATGACTGCTATTGACGAAATCACATATCGTACTCCGGATGCACTGTTCAACGGTCAAGCTGTGGTTTCTGTTATTCAAAGTTGTGTGCCAAACATCAAAGATGCATGGAAAACTCCCAGCATCGATATCAACGCTATTTTGGTTGCTCTTAGAATTGCCAGCTACGGACATGAACTAGAAATAACATCCACCTGCCCAAAATGCGCCGAGCCCGGAGACTTCAATCTTGATTTGAGAACAGTGCTTGATCAAATCAAATCTCCAGACTTTGCTGAATGTATCAAGCACGGGGATTTAGAAATATTTTTCAAACCCATGGACTATGCTGAACAACATGCTACCAACCATGAACAGTGGCAGGAACAACGATTGATTCAGATGATCCCCAGTTCAGACTTGCCGGATGACGAAAAAATTGCCAAACTCAACGAAGCATTGCAAAAACTCACCAAACTCACTGTGAATGCACTGAAGCACAGTATTGCCTGTATCAAAACACCCAAAGCCATGGTAACTGAAACAGAATTTATTTCTGAATTTTTAAGCAACTGTGATAGAAAACTGTTCAACCAGATTAGAGATCAAGTGATTGTCTACAGAGAAAATACAGAGTTCAAACCCATGCAATTGACTTGCCACAGTTGTGAACACAAATACAATCAAGCATTAACACTGGATATGGCAAGTTTTTTCGAACCCGCCTCCTGACCGCCAATCACTCCCAAGTGGAGGATTTGTTAAATCAAATGGAGCGGGAGGCTAACGAATTAAAACGTCAAGGATTAAGAATGTCATGGTACATGCGTGGTGGTGCCACATACGATGATGTGATGAATATGAGTCATGCCGAGCGAACCATGATCAGTGAGTTGATCAAGGACAATCTTGAAACAACTAAAAACAGTAAACTACCGTTCTTCTAATGGATATAGATCAAGTTAAACAAGATATTGAGCAGTGGATCATGGACTTTGTGGAAGTCCCACATCCTGCCTTGGGTGGATTTCCTCCGTGTCCTTACGCACGTAGCGCAAGATTAAAACAAAGCTACGATGTATTCATTGGTAGCGATCCTTACTTTGATCTTAAAAATCGAGCCCGGTACGGCATGGGCAACCGAGAAGTTGTGGTGTATGCATACGACCCTCAAGAATGGCCACATGATTTGTTTGCCAGCAGTTTAGATCAAGCCAACAGAGATTTTTTATTGGCAGCAGACATACTGGCCTTAGAAGACCATCCCAACGATGTGGAAATAGTAAACGGCATTTGCATGAATCAAGGCACATATGCCCTGGCTCTTGTGCAGAGTCTCAGTGATCTCAACGTCAAAGCACGGCTCATGGCTACCAAAGGATTTTATGATTCATGGCCTGAAGATTATCTAACTGCACTGTTTCAGCACAGAGAGGATCCTCGCACGTGACATACCAATTTGCTAGAATTAATTTAGAAAAAACTACCTACAAACCCACAGTTGATTGGTTCTACATTACTGAACCCAACATTGCTCAACTACAAGACATATACAGAACCTATTGCACATACAAACACTTTGCCAGTGTGATGCCCTTGTTTGACAGTCAATTCACAGAGCCAGGCACGGACTTGATTGGTTATAGAGACAACGGTGAACTGGCAGCGTTTTCCATGATAAAACGCTACGACGACAAGAATTTATTAGCCGCACAGTTTGCGTGGAACTATCGTAAACCCCGATTACGTTTGGGGATTACTAGTTTACAAACAGAGTGTGCAATCTACAGAGAGCGTGGGTTCCAGTACTTGTACCTGGATCAAGCGCACTTGTACAAACAGGACCTTGAAGGTTTTGAAATACTAGGGCCGTTGTAATAATGTATAGTGTATATCAGCATTGGGATCCTCTTCAGGTGTGTGTAGTTGGACGCAGTTATCCGCCAGAATTTTACTCCTGGATCAAAGTACCTCATGTGAGAAGTTTGTTTGAAAAAATTGCAACAGAAACTGAAGAAGACTTTCAAAACATTATTAAAAAACTACAAGAATTTGGTGTTAACGTTTTACGTCCTGAGTTGCCGGTTGACCCATTAGTTGATGGAAACTATGTTTTGCCTCCTATGACTCCTAGAGACTACACTGTCATGGTTGGTAATACATTTTATACGCAACACGGCAACACTGATCATCAAATAAAACTGTTTTATAACAGAGTTAAAGATAGTTCCTGGCCAGACTGCAACAATCTTAAAGAGTTTAACAATCTACCAGCTTGCATACAAGACGAATGCAAAAATGTGCATCAATTTGACCAGTATGTTTTCAAACCAGATCCATACAGCAAAATTGTCGAGCATATCAAACAACAAGGTAATATTGTTAAAACACTAGACAACCAGAATATCAACGGTGCTATGATATCTCGCATAGGAAAAGACTTGTATTTTGGCACAGACTTGTATCGAGACAATCAAACAGATATCAAGAACCAGATGGATCTTGAATTTTCAAACTACAGAAATAATGTGGTCAACACTGGTGGCCACGCCGATGCAACATATTGTCCAGTATGTCCTGGGCTAATCATAAGTCTAAGAGATGTACCAACCTATGCAGACACTTATCCTGGGTGGGAAGTGGTGTATTTGCCTGGTCAGAGTTGGGACAAAGTTAGACCGTTTTTAGATCTCAAAGAAAAAAATAGAGGCAAGTGGTGGATTCCTGGGTTTGAATACGATCAGGCGGTTATTGATATTGTTGAGCAATGGCTTGGTCACTGGACTGGATATGTCGAAGAAACTGTGTTTGATGTTAACATGTTGATTGTTGATCCTAAAAATGTTATAGTATTCAATTACAACAAAAAAGTGTTTGATGCATTAGATCGTTATGGAATTACCCCACATGTTGTGCCGTTCAGACATAGATATTTTTGGGACTGTGGTCTACATTGTGTAACTAGTGATATACACCGAGAAGGTACAATGCAAGATTATTTTAAAGAAAGAAGTTAACATGGCAGACATTTACACAATTTGGGCAGACAAAGAAGGCGACATCTCAGACTTGGACTGGGTAAACGGCATGAAGAGTTTTTTTGATCATTTGAAGTCTGAAGGCCGGATGGAGGACTATCGTATCACTAGATGCAAGATGGGTTTTAGATCTATTGCAGACATGCCTGAATGGATGATACTGATGGAGTTCCGAGACATGGCGCAAATGGACGAAGCATTTAAACGTGTGGCTCCGCTAGCAGGCGAATTAGAAGTCAAACACAAGTCATTCAATCAATTTGTTTCAGGAACAATACAACATGCATTGTTCCGTGATTGGCCCGATACCTTTGTATGAAAATCTGCATTTTTTCTGGCAGATCCGTTGGGGGTACATTTCTTGATTGGAGTGTGCATTTTTTAACGGGCCAGACGCAGTATTTTTCGTCAAAACAAGATCAGTTTATTCCCCTAAGTCAGAATCCAGTAAATCGTATCCAACACAATGCTCACGGGCATTCAAAAAATCATCCAGCAGGAGCCGACAAAACAAAAAAGTTTCTTGAAACGTGCAACTCATCTGGATTGTATTCACTGTATGCATGTACTATTCACAACAGTACAATTGTAGAAAAATATAAAATTGATCCTGTTAAAGAAAATCTTAATGAGATCACACAACACAGGTTAGATGACACAGCAAAGTTGTTTTCAATAATGGCAGAACACGGATCAGCAACTGTTCATCTGGCAGGGGAATCGTTTGTCCCGTTGTATTTTTTAAATGTTAGAGATACCAGTACCTTCATATTCAAACCAGGAAGTCCGGTGTCAGATTTTGACCAAAAAAACGAGTTTGAGTCAATATTTTTTAGTGACAGTGTTGACCAATGGAACTCTGCAGGATTAACCAACAGTTGGGACATTAGAGAAAGAAATGCGTTAAACATTAGACCACTAGACCACATACACGAATATTACTTGACAGATCCACATCTACGAATTGATTGTAGAGAATTTTGGTTCAACGGAGCCAGGGTTATTAACCGAGTAATGGATTATCTCAAACTCAAAATTATTCCAGAAAAATTTAACCAATGGAAAGAGATATATCATCAATGGCGCAAAATACACATAGACTCCATGGAATTTGTATACAACTGTGATCATATTGTGTCATCTGTTGTTAACAACTGGGATTATACCATTGATTTAACATTTGATCAAGAAGTAGTAGTACAACACTTTTTGATTTACAAGTACGGACTTAATCTTAAAACTTGGAAGTTAGAAAAATTTCCTAAAAACACAAAACAACTGCATAATCTACTAGAAGATAATATACATCAAACACCTAAGATCTACTAAAGATGTGCAAGCACATCTATTGATTCGCTATCGCTCATCAATGTTTTTTACTTCTAGAGCGAAGCGATTTAAGCTATTATCTAGATTACGTGGTCATAGTTCACCGTATGCACGGTGAACAAAAAACGCCATTATCTGAGTATAGCAGTCATCTATCGTAATGAGATTGTAGTTTCCTACACGGAGGCGGTTGACCGGTACCCCCTACTCAAGCTTCACATATCAACGGAACCCTAGTAACCCGATATAGATCCAAGTCCTATAAGCTGGGGTTGTATCTTTTTCACATAGCCCCGACCATTTGTTGCCTTAAGTTAGCAATTGCCTTTGACGCCCAAGTCCGAATTGGGTATCTCACCAATCCTCAATGGGGTTGGACCACATCGCCCAACACAGTGTCGTTATTGTTGCCTTACAGTTTGTCTATTATATGAGAGCCATGCACACGCACTTGTATGTGGCCATTGTAATAATCTCGTGATTCCAATACTCTTCTTGAAAACTGCTCTCTTGCTTCGATGTAACTACATTCCGATTTAGAGTTGCAATAAAAAAGTATTTCTCTGGTGAAGTTTTCGGTGCCTAGTTTGATTACGTCTGAAGTTAATTCTGGGCTTGACCCATAGTACTCTCTCCAGTCTGAGTCGACCTTTGATCGTATCTTTTTCTTCTTCTTTGTGCCGTTCTTTTGCTTAACTGTCTTGTAGGTTGTCTTGCTAAATTTTGCTAATTTTTTGCCTATGTACTTGCGTCCAGTGAGATTATTTGTTATCAAGTAAACAAATCCAATACACTTTTCGGGCAACGTCTCAATTGGGGTATCTTGATATAGCCATGTCATGTGTTTTTAGTGGGATTGTCCTTACTTTATACTTAGTTTGTTTCCCATCCAACTGCGTATTTTTCGTCTACTACTGACGTAGAACACTTCTGTGAGCACTCTACCCATGTTTTAGACTTGTCTGTAAACCCTTGGCTACATTGGTTCCACAGTGGATCTGACACTATTTCGTCAAATGTTCTATTGTGTAAATTTAATTGCTGCCTGTGTTTTGAAAAAAAACTGTCGGTCCATTGGATTGTTTTGTCGCCATGGGATAAACTGGTATAAGGAAAACTAGTCCAACTGCACGGAAAAACAACACCTTCGGCGTTGACATAAATGCCTCTGTTGCCAATTTCACACAACGGTGTTATTGGCTGATCTTGATATTGATTTTTTATTTCTATGTATTTGGTGTGATTGTATTCAAGGTAGTCGGTATTTTTTTGTATTCTGCCACTGAGATTCAGTGTGCTACGTTCATAGCGATGACTAGAACTTATAAATTCTTCTCTAGGTTCTAGTGGATCATTAACTCCGCCATACCCGCCATACTTGCTGCCAAACTTTGTGCTTTTTGTTAATTGTAGCACATCCATGCCTAGTAATCGTGCCTGGTTGGCAATATTGTCAAGATAATCTTGATTGAATTTAAACACAATAGCAGCCCAGTTGATAAAAACATCTTGGTTGATTGCTCTAAGAGCCTTGATGCCATCAATGATACTACTCCAGTTGCTGTTGATTCTGTATAGGTTATTGCTAGCATTGTCATATCCGTCAATGCTAAAGTTAACTGTGTCATACTCATTGAGTACTGATCCAAATTCTGTCCACCACTCGGGCTTTTTATGACTACCATTGGTGATTGTGAAGATATGTATGCGTGGATTAACACTTTTGATGTATCTACAAATCTCAATATATTCTTTGCAGTAAATAGGATCACCTACATCACCGCACATGGTCACACGTTGTACATGATTACGCAACATATCACTTGTGAAAAATTTCTTTACAAAATCCAAAGTCATATTTTTATTCAGCCACGGAGTATCTGGATGTTCAGTTCGCGGACATCTAGGGCATTTCAATGTGCAGACTGCACTGGGCTCTAGATGCCAATGATAGTATTGCCAATTTATAGCCATAAGTCAACTCGCTTGATGGTAGAATCTTCTACTATGTTTTTTATTTTTGATGCTAACATGTCAGGGTTGAGTTTAACGCAATCAATGTGTTGCAACATTGCAGTATCAATTGGTCCTGGATGAATAATTTTCATATCACACTTGGCATCTAGCAACATTACATCGTGTGCTTGTTGCAAGGTTTGTTTGTGTAACCGATATGCCCAATATCCAGACTCGGGTTCGGATCGTTTGTATGTTACGGCTCTACTACCAATAGTGATAATTTTTTTATCAAAAATGTTTTTCCAATTTTGATAAAAAAATTCTAATACGCCAACTTGTGCAAACCCATCATAAGCACAGTTAAACACACAATCATAATCTAAAAAGTTAGGACCCCACTGGGTAACATTATTGATGTCAGTTCCAGTAGAACGTGATACTAGTGTCACCAACTGATCAGCATACGCATCTCCTAATGCCTTTGCTAGTCCTTTGGTACCAGTTATTAAAATCTTCATGTTAGTTCTATATCCGTGTTGTAACTGGTAAAGCCATTCTCTTTCACAACTTTGAGAATATTCTCAACCCGACCGGCAAGCTCGTCTCGGTGACTAACCAACCAGATACTCTTGTGACGTTCACGACTCATCTTCTTCAGCAAAGCCAGTGCATTTTCTACGCCCTGTGTGTCTAGTCCGTTGTCAATGAGTTCGTCAATGAATAACAAGTTGATTGGTGAGTACAAACTTTCCCAAACATCGCGGAATGCCCACGACATAGATAAGATTAAACGATTGCGTTCGCCACGACTCAAGTTATCAAAATCTAATTCACGACCTAGTTCTTCAATGCTCACTGATAAATCGTTTTGAAACTTCACAGTATGCGGTAATCCAATACGATCTAAGTAGTGCGTGAGTCGTGCATTCAAGTAACTCAAGTTCTGATCAATAATTTTCTTACGCACAAACGAATCTTTTGACGTCAACAGTTTGAGCAAGAAGTCTTGATGTTCTTGTAATCTTGTGAGATCATTGAGTGCATCGTAGCTTACAGTTTGCAATGCTTGTTGTTGCATTTCTGTAATCTGTTCTGTGTACGGATCCTTCTCTTCACCTTTGGTAGCAATCTGTGTCAGCAGTGTGTTCATACGACTGCGATGATCAACAGCCTGTGCTTCTGTGTCGTAGTATGTGACTGGTTGTGTGCCAACTTCTGCAGGCGTGTGTTCTGCCAGTTGTTCAGCGTAAGGATCTGTTTCAGCACATTTAGCATCAATCTTGTGTTGAATGTTTTCCAGTTCACTCGAATGTCGAATTGCTTCTGTTTCTGTTTGATAGTGTGTGGTAGGCCTAGCACCTAGCACACCTAATGCAGCCAATGCATCTGTATTTTCCATCCACTGACCATTGGTACTTAATGCTTGTAGTGCGGCTTCTTGTAGGGCTTTCTCTTTTGTTGCCAATACCGTTTCGTGGTTAGCGTCATGAAAGTCTTGTCCACAAGCATAACACTTGTGATTTTTTAGTTCTTCAATTTCGGCTCGTAGTTTATCAATTGTTTTCTGTTCTTTTGCCTCGTCGGCGACGCATCTAGCAATCAGTTTTTCAAGATCAGCAATGTCCTTGGCTCGTTGGGTGTGAGCAGCCAAATCCACATGTGCCTGTAGTTCTGCTGTGATATCAATATGGCTGAGATTGTTATAAGTTGATTCCAACTCGCCAATATCTTTTTGTTGTTTTTGTCGCCAAGCAGTTTGTCGACCAACAAGTGCTGTATACGCATCTTGTTGTTGTTTCCTTGTGGTCCACACAGCTAGATCTTTGTGAGCCAGTAATTCTACTTCGATATCAATCTTGGCTAGATCATCATATTGTGCCACGAGATACGCCACATCACTGTCGTACTTCTTTTGCCAAAGCACTTGCCTGCGTTTCAAACTTTCAATCTGTTCTTCAATACGTTTGTTGGCTTCTTGCTCAGCACGGATACGGAATTCTTCTTGGCTAATACTGTCTTTGGTCTGGCGGTTGAGTTCTTTGATAGCATCTGCACGTTCGCTCAGCAAGGTAATGCCCAATAACTGCTCAATGATGTTGCGTTGGTCATTGGCTTTTAAACTCAAGAACGGTTCGGTGTAGGTGTTCAGTGCCAACACATGCTTGAACATGTCGTGACTCATGTTCATCACATGTTCAATAGCATCCTGTGTTTCGCGACTGTCACCCTGTGCATCATCTGTTACAGTTTGGGCTTGGCTGTTGACATAAAAACGCAACACATTGGGTTTACGCCCACGTTCAATTTTGTATTCTTGACCGTTGACCACAAAGTCCAGACTCACAAGCATGTTCTTGCCGTTGGTTTTGTTTACTAGATTATCTTTGCGAATATTTGAAAGTGCTTGTCCGTACAATGCATAACTTAATGCATTGATGATTGTGGTCTTGCCTGTGCCATTTCTGGATCCGTCACCACCAAGATCTAAATTTTCTCCCAGTACCAAAGTGAGGTCTTTGCGATCAAAATCAATGCCTTGTGTAGCATTACCCACGCTCATAAAGTTTTTTACAGTGAGATTACGTATTTCGATCATAAGTTTTGATAAATTTTCAATAATAGTTTGTTGTCGTAAAACTCGGATGCAATGTTGGTAATTTGATCTGTAACAATCTGATCCACGGATTCAAATTTAACCTCTCCGGGAGCCATGTCAGTGTCAACTCCGGCAGTCTTGTTTGGAATCAATGCCATCTCTCTCAGTTGATAATCTCGAATAAAAGTTTCTTTAATAAAGTTGGCTTCTTCGTATGAAATCTCAATGTCTAATTGTACACGCACATGCATGCCAGGAGCAAGTAATGTGGCGGCATTGTCAATCACAGAACTCAAGCCTAGCACACGATATCTGGGTTGGTCGGGCCAAGCATGATACACAGGATCCTGCCCCCATTCCAAAATAGTTAAGCCACGGTCATCATCGCCTGCATCAGCATAGTTGTGCGGGAAGCAGTTGCCAATGTAGGTAATGTTCTTTTTGGTCTGACGTTTGTGAAAGTGTCCAGTAAACACATGTTCAAAGTTATTGAAGTCTTCTCTGCGGATCTCACCATGGTCTGGCATTTCTACCATGGCATTCATCAAATAACCCGGCAGTTCAAAGTGCCCAAACATGTACTTGCCGGTTAGTTTGGGTATGCGCTTGTGGTCGTCGCCACACAGCCAAGGAGCGATAACCACATCACCGCTACTGAACCAATCGTTGCATATAGTAACATTAGGTAGATGCCTCGCCCATTCCACACTTTGTATGTCGCGTTTATCGCGATAGTATAGATCGTGATTGCCGGGAATAAAGTACACACGCTCAAAGTTGGCATTCATGTGCTCCAGTGCTTGTAGACTGTAGTTGAGCGTGACAATGTTCAGGCTGGATCGATTGTTGTGCCAGTCGCCAAGAAATAAACAGGTTTCGCAACCCTCTTCTTTTGCCTTAGATGTGGCCCACTTGACAAAAGACAAACAGTCTTCGTTGTGCAACGTGCTGTTTGACTTGAGACCAAAGTGGATGTCTGTGAAGATCGCGGCTTTTTTAAATAGATTACTCATCTATTGATTATACTACTCATCTAGGCTAGACACAACCGGTCCGGACATGGCTGCCATACCTGCCTTGCCAGAATTCTGTCGAGTCCATGATGGGTTCAATCCGTTCATCTCCAAAATGTCATCACGGATGTTTTGATTTTTCTTTTCAATGTTCAGGATACGAGTAAAGCTATTAGTGATAGCGGCAGTATAATACGCAAAAGGGTTCTGCGATTTTGACTCATCAAACTGGAGTCCAATTTGACTGAGTTGTAGCAGGGCTTGTCCTCGCATTTCTTCGTTGTAGGTGTATCCACGCCAGTTGCTCCTTGTTGCATATCTTTCACACAGTTTCATAAACATCATTGCAAGTTTACGAGTCATGTTGCCGTGATCTCTAGAGAACTCGCCTGTTTCTAAGTCTCCACGCCAGTGGCTACGTCCAACCATAAAAGGAGTTTTGTTTTCGTCCAATCTGTAGTGTTCAAATGGTGGAAAGTTCAACCGCACATAGTTCATGTTCAACACAGGTATGTCAATTAAATCTGCTAGCGGATCATCTTCCACAGCATCGTCAAGATCCAGTATTTCTTCTAGTTTTTTCTTTTTGGCTTCGGCCTTGGTGATCTTCTTGGGTGCTTTGGGAATATGATCCCAGCAAGTGATACGAAACACAAGATCTGTGTTAGGTATTTTCTTTTGATCAATGACCACACCTGTTTCTCGTTTGATACGGTCTGCACGATTTTTACGAGCGTCAACTATGGTGCGCTGATTGATCTTGTCCACACTGGGCAGTATCAAATCAAATTGATGATCTAGATCTCTGTCGCGGTACCAGCAGTAAGTGTTTTTGCTGTGGTGAATCTCTTTTAAAATATCTCTGTTGTTGAGATAGTTGACCTTGGCGGCCGGCTTGGGCAATAAAGACATACTTGGTATGAACTCCTAAAATATACACTTAGTGTAACATATTTACAACAGTTGTCAACCTGTTTGTGCAATTATGTATAAACGACCCACATTTTAAACCCGGTAAATAACATATAGGAACCAACTATGGCAAACGGCTACAATCCAGCAAAAGCGGCAGAATTTAACAAACTGATATTGCAGGGCATTCCCTACGACGAAGCTGTGATCATGGCTGACATCTCATTAAACGAAATTGGCAATTACAGCTTTGATCCCGAGACCAGTGTGTTAAGCCAGCAGGAAGGTCCTCCAGATAATCAAACACCAGTAGATGCTGCCACCGATCCCAACACTAATGTGGGAGCAGATGCCCCACGTGCAGAGCGCATAGGAACTGTGGATGCGGCTTCGGATCCCAATACCAACGTGGGAGCAGATACTCCACGTGAAATACCCATAACTGAATCAGTGTTTGACCCCAGACAAGATGTTGGTGAAAATGTTTTTGATCCTAGAGCAGCCACACCTAATCCTGCTGTTACTGTAGCGGCACAACTCAACGACCCATATGCTGGCCTAACCCCCGCACAATTGCAAGACCTAGGTGGTGCAGATCCTACTGACCCTTACATCCGTGCTAGATTGGGCATTCCGCAATTGCCTGGATCCGTACTGGCATCTACTCCCGGATTTGGCACAATTAAAACTGGTATTCCGCTGGTGGACAATGCCTTGTCATCATTGGGTTCATTGTTTAGCTTTAGTGGAAAAACAACAAAACCATCAGTTACAAAAACAGGTACCACCACTGGCACAACTACCCCTGTTGATACTTCAGCTACAGCACAAGATGCTGCCAAGCTTCTGGTTCAAACCCCTGCCTTGACAGATGATGAAGATCAAAATCTGCAAAACATTGTGGGCGCACAAGGCGAAATTGTACGTGCAGAAGAAAATATTCAAAGCAACAATCGTCAAATCTTGGCCAATGAAGAGGCACAGGCCGCGGCACAAGAACAACAACGACAAGCACAGGCAATCATTGATGAGAACAATGCCGAACTGGCTGATGACAACTTGCCCGACAGTCGCCGTGCTGAACTTGAGGCCAACAATGCCGCTCAACGTGCTAGCATTGCTGAGAACGCCGCAGTTATTGATGAAGCACAGACCAACATTGATAGTGCTACTGCAAACAATGAACAGCAGACAGACTCTATAATAACTAACCAAGGTGTAGTTGGTGAAAATTCAGAAGCCTTTACTGCCAATAGTAGTGAGCTAGGAGCTCCGGTAGTTGCCGACAATGATCCTGAAACTGCTGTGGATCAAAATTTTCTTGACGCCAATGCAGAAGTTCAAGCAGAAACTACGTTAACTATCTTAAGCGAAGAAGAAACCAACGCATTGTTTGACGGTGCTGAGCCAGGACTGGTTGACTCATTTGTTGAAGTTGACGAAACCGTTACAGAATTAACCGAAGAAGAAACTGCGGCATTGTTTGATGGCACTGAGGCGGCTGTTGAGCCTGAAGAATCAGTATTTGATCCTGAAAATGTTGATCCCAACTCAGACCCATTTGAACAAGCAAGATTTGAAGCGGAACTAGCAGCTGAAGTACCGGCCAACGAGATTGTGTTAACTGCTGATGAGCAAGCAGCCGCTGATGATCCATTTGAAGCACGAAGATTAGAGCTTGAGCAAGAAGCAAATCGACAAGAACTAGCTGAGCAAGCAACAGACGTTGAACCAACTGACGATCCATTTGAACAACGTCGTTTAGAACTTGAGCAAGAAGCAGATGAAGAACGAGCAGTAGAGCTCACACCTGAAGAACTTGCGGCTGCAGATGATCCATTTGAACAACGTCGTTTAGAACTTGAACAAGAAGCAAATCGACAAGAACTAGCAGAGCAAGCAACAGAAGTTGAGCCAACTGACGATCCATTTGAAGCACGAAGATTAGAGCTTGAACGAGAAGCAGATGAACAAGAAGCAAACCGTGCGGCAGGCGATAATGTTGACAGCAAGAACGATCAAGGATTGCCACAAAGCGATGGTACAACTCAGGGCATACAAGATCAAATCAACGAGCAAAATGCTGCCGCAGAAGCCGCCGCTAGAGACAATGCCAAAAATCAAGCCACACTACAGGCACGATACAAACAGCCTGCCAGTTCAGACTGGCGTGTGCGACTACAACTTGCACCTGGTGCAAACTACTTGTACAAAGCTGGCAAAGACGGAATTGATGCAGGAATATTAAAACCATTGTATGATACCGACGGAGTTATATTCCCTTACACTCCGTCAATTGAAACATCATACAATGCCAACTATGAAATGTATGATCTCACACACTCAAACTTTCGTGGATACTTCTACAAGAACAGCCGGGTGAATGATATCAACATTCGTGCCACATTCACAGCACAGGACACACAAGAGGCTGCATACTTATTGGCAGTGATTCACTTCTTCCGTAGCGTGACCAAAATGTTCTATGGTGCCAAAGATGCCTATCGTGGTGCACCGCCTCCATTGACTTACTTGAGCGGTCTAGGCGAATACCAATTCAATCAGCATCCATGCGTGGTGTCGCAGTTTAACTACAGCCTACCCCCAGATGTTGACTATATAAGAGCAAATGCACCCAACAACTATGGTACCAACTTGCTGACACAACGTGCTCGTACAGGTGCAATTGCTCCTACTTTAGGGTCTGCCAGTTTGACTCGATTGTTGGGTACACTGACCAAACCTCCAGTGGGTGCTACTGCTACACCACCAACACCAGGTATGATAAATCAAAATGTCAACAACACTTCGCAAGCAACTTATGTGCCAACCAAGATCGAACTCAGTATTACACTGCTGCCAATCAACACACGCAGTCAAGTGAGCACACAGTTCAACATGAAAGAGTTTGCATCAGGTGCATTGATTAGTAAAGGATTCTGGTAATGTCTAACTACGTATCAACAAGTCCATACTACCAAACAGGATACAGTCAGTTCTTCCTGGATGTCATGGTCAATCGACCCATCCCCAAGGAAACTGATGACTTGGAATTTATTATCAATCAAACATATCAGTATCGTCCTGACCTGTTGGCATTTGACCTGTATCAAGATGCTGCCTTGTGGTGGGTGTTTTATCAACGCAATCCCAACACACTCACAGCACCTCCCTTGGACTTTAAGTCAGGTGTGAAAATATTCTTGCCAAAACTTAATACTCTTAAAACATCATTGGGGTTCTAATCAATGGCTACTGGAAAACAGTCAATACCTCCTGAAATACAGGCACTGGTCAATCGAGCAAGACAACTTTCTCGTAGTATTGAACAAACAGGTCCCGCCAACGCTGACTCAATCCCACAAGCATTGGCCATTATACAAGATGCAAGATCGCAACTGGCTGCTCTCAGCTCGTCGTCATTTGTGTCTCAAAGTTCTATTGATCAAGCGTTTGCATCGTTAGTTGAGTCAGAAGCAAGATTAGTTGCAACAGAGCAAGTGATTGCCAAGGCAGAACCAGCGTTACCAGAATCTGCTGGGCAAACAGTCAATGATGATGCTGTAAACACTCCCAACAAGCCGCCGCCATTGCAAGCAGGCCCTGATGGACGAGTAAGTGTACCACCAGCAACAACTACCCCAACCAATGCCACACAACCAGATGTGGGAGCATCGAGTACAGGAACTGATCAACCCACCAAAACATTTGACAAAACACAGGCTACATACGACGGAGTATCGGGACAGACAATGCCGTCACCACCAACAGATGCTGCGTCTGATCCCAATACCAATGTTGGCAATCAAGCACCTACCACTGCCGGGGTTGGTCAAGTTGATGATAATATTCGGCCTACTCCCGAATCACAATCGGTCAAAGTCAACAACGGATTTAACGATCCACAACCTATTGTTCCGCAACCAAACATTCTAAGTAAGTTTGCCAGTTCAACATACAATGCTTCTGTGTATTTGATGACACCAACACAATATGAAACATTGATAAAAAGCAAACAGAAAAAAGTCAACGGTTATAATTTGCTGTTCCAAACAGGCGGAGCACCAACCAACGTTGGCGGGGCAAAAGGCGCACTAGGAACAGCAAACACAGCCACACAATCAGATTTAGAAGCTGAAGGCATTGGCCTGGCAGCAAATGTAGCCACTCCGGGTGCAAAAGATCCTGACGCTGGCCGCAATCCATTTTTTCCCGATGATTTTTACATTGACAGTATCACACTTGAAAACATGTTCCCGGGCAAACAAACCAGTGCCGCGCACATGGCAACCAATATAAAATTCACTGTGGTTGAACCTGGCGGCATCACCCTACTTGATCGATTATATCAGGCAGTACAAGACCAAGCACCCAAGAACAAAGCTGGGGCTGTGAACTACACAGCGGCACAATATCTCATGGTCATACGGTGGTATGGCTATGACGAAGCAGGAAATTTAATACGACCTGGTGCCAAAGGCAAAGATGGACTAAGTGATCCCAATGCCATTTGTGAAAAGTTTATTCCGTTTCTTATTAAAAAAATAAATTGGGGAGTAAGCAACAAACTGGTAAGTTATGAGTTTGAAGGAGCACCAGTAGGTCAAAACGTTGCTGGAACAACTGCTCGTGGTACAGTACCGTTTGATATTGAGCTGAGTGATTCAACTGTGGGAGGCCTACTAGGTGGTGCTGCCAAGTACGGCACTGGCGCTACAACTACTGCCTCCCCAGGTGCTAGTACAACAGCTACCACAGGCAGTGATGGGCGTACAACCAATGATCCCAGACGAACGGACAGCGCCACTGGGGGTTTGAATTCAGTTGATGGTACCGCATTGACTAGTCCAGCAAATGCCGCTGCCGCGCCCACACCAAAGAAAACCATCACTGCTGGACTCATGGGTGCCATGAATGAGTTGCAAGCCGAGCGTGTGGCCAGTGGTGTTTATCAATATCCTGACAGATACGAACTGGTGTTTGCCAACGGTGCAGAAGCCATTAGAGATGCACTAATCACACTGCCGGGCAAAATAAAAAATCAAAGAGCCACTCCAATGGCACCAGCAGCGGCTGTTGATCCCACAAGCAAAGACACTGCCAGACAACGAACCGACAACACTGTGAGAAATTTTAATATCACTGCTGGTCAACAATTGTTGCAGGCCATTGATCTAACAATTCGCAACAGCAGTTATATCTATAAACAAGCGGCTGTACAGAATTCAGAAACTCCAGACCCGGAAAAGATGGACAAAGAAGGGGTTGACGAAACATCATCTGAAAATAAAGTTCCAGCTAGGGCAACCCTAAATTGGTACGAAATTACCATGGAAGCAATTCCGGGACCATACGATTATAACCGCAACGACTATTCTTATACCATTAGATATATTATTAGTCCTTACAGAGTACAAAACTTCAACAGTAAATTTTATCCTATACCTAAATTTGCCGGAATACACAAACAGTACAGCTATTGGTTCACTGGCGAAAACACTGATGTATTGGATTATCAAGCCACATTCAATTACATGTACAACATGACCATGACTGGCAGTGAGCCAGGAAACAATGCCCTGGCCGCTTTGAGAAAAAAATATACCAGTAGCATGAGAGAGTTAACAAAATACACATGGCAGGCAGCCAGCGATCAAACACGATCAGGAGCAGAGTCAGATGCCAACGAGATTGGTGCAAATGCGGCAGAGTCATTGTACAATCCCAGTGACCTGGCCAAAGGCAAAGTTAAGATTGTGGGTGATCCTGGCTGGATCCAACAAGGCAGTATAGCTGGCGGAGTTGGAATTGGCAACTTTAATTACAGCGGCTTCTTGCCTGATGGCACTATAAATTTTGATTCACAACAGGTGATGTTTTCAATTGAATGGCAACGACCACAAGACTACGACATAACCACTGGCTTGGCCAATCCTTACGGTCGTGAAGGCGGCGCTAGAAAACCACTCAACAGTTATGTGTACCAAGCAATTAAATGTGTATCTGAATTTCGACAAGGAAGATTTGAACAAACCATTGACGGAACGTTGTATGTGTATCCTGTTGAAAACTTAAAGAACGCAGTAACACAACCAAGTAATTCAGTTGCAAACGATGGATCCAATAGCAGATTAGAAGACACCGCATCAACACCCAAAACTGGAGGTGCAAAACAAGCACCAGCACAAGTTGATAACACCGAAACAGCCAGTGCATCAATTACCAGCACCACACCCAATGATGACTCGTCTCCGGGTCCTCAACAAAACTCTTCAACCAGCAGTAACGGAGAAAATATTGGACTAAATCAGTTTCGAGCACCACCACCAATAGGAGTGAATCAGAATTTTATTGATGCCAACGCAGAACTACAAACAGATTCAGACCCGCAAACTATAGTGAAAGACTACTAAGGACCTACAATGGCAGAAAATACGCAACGCAGTCGTGGACGTCCCGGGAATTACAAACTAGACCGTGGCGGATACCCATCAGAGAACGGACCGTTCCTGGGCATAGTAATGAACAACATTGACCCCACACGAGCAGGGCGATTACAAGTGTTCATTACCAACTTCAACGACGGCAACATGAATGATGATACCAAGTGGACCACGGTAGATTATCTGCCCAGCTTCTATGGTGCCACGCCCAAGTCGGGAACCAGTTCAGGAGCAGGCACATATCCTGGCAATAGAAACAGTTATGGCATGTGGTTCACGCCCCCTGATCTTGGAGTCACTGTGGTTTGTATATTCATCAACGGCGACAGAGATCAAGGTTTTTATATTGGAGTTGTGCCTGAACAAGGAATTAATCACATGATTCCAGCCATTGGATCTGCTCCAGCACCAAACTTTGTTCCACAAAATGAAAATCAAACGGTGTACTTGGCAGATGCCACCCAAGCACCTGTTACAGAAATTAATGACACCAACATTGCAATAATTAACAATCCACGATTCTTTGAACAACAAAAACCAGTTCACAGTGTTGTGGCAGCCGCACTATTTCAACAAGGACTAATAAATGATCCTGAACGCGGACCTATCGCCAGCAGTTGTCAACGTGAATCACCTAGTGCAGTGTTTGGAGTTAGTACTCCGGGTGTGGCAGTTTATCAAGGTGGCATCAAGCCTGGAGAAATTAGAGATCGTATTGACTCGGGCAAATTGAAACCACAAGATGTCAAGGTCATTGGCCGCATGGGCGGACATACTCTAGTGATGGACGATGGCAACATAGACGGCGACAACGCCTTGTTCCGTTTGCGAACAGCCAAAGGCCACCAGATCACCATGAGCGACTCAGGTGATTTCTTCTACATCACACATGCCAACGGACTCACATGGCTGGAGTTTGGTAGTGAAGGCACAGTAGATGTGTTTGCCACAAACTCTGTAAATGTTCGCACTCGTGGCGACATTAATCTACACGCTGATCGCGATATCAACATGTACGCAGGGCGCAATATCACGGCCAAGTCCAAAGAAAATATCACACTAGAAGCAGAAATATCATTTACTGCCACTGCCCAAGAAAATTTCACCTTGTACAGCAAAAGTTATATTGGAGTCAAGTCAGATGGATCACTAGCTTTGGACAGTTCAAACGGTTCTTGGAAAGGCGGCAGTACATTGACATTCTCCGCTGGCGGCATTGATTTGAACGGACCAAGCGCAGCCTCAGTGACTTCGCCAAAGCCTGTGGTTAAAACCGTAATGGATGACACAGAGTTTGATACCAGCAAAGGTTGGCAAACTCTAGAGGATGGACTAGAAAGTATTGTGAGCCGTGCTCCTACTCACGAGCCTTACAGTTATCACAATGAAGGTGTTGATGTTAAACTAAGTCTTGAACAAGGCAAACCACCACCACCTCCGGGAGCAGAACCTGTTCCTGAAGGCATAGAAATACAGGCAGAGTAACATGGGAACATTTACATTTAACATTGATCAAGTACCGGGTGCGCCAGTAGACGCTGACAGTGCAAAAACATTTAAAATCACAGGTCCCAATACACTGACACAGGCACAGGCACAGGCCATATTTGAAAAACAAGTCAAGACAGGCGGTCTAACAGGATTCAAAGCTGGTGATGTACTGAATGCGGCCACGCAAGTAGCTGATGGATTAAAATCAGCACAATCTCAGTTGACCTCAGGCATAAGCAGTATAGGAGCGTCAGTTGCCAAAGCAACCAATGGCATTACTTCTGCAATTGCCAAGACTGGAGTTTCTAACGGAATTAATCCAGGAAACTTTGTCAAAGCGTTGCCGGCACTTGGAAGCATTGGAAACTTAGATACTTCACAGGTTACTGGAACACTGGCACAGGCAAGCAAGCTGGTGGCACAACCATCGTCGATTGTGAGCAATTTTGGTGGTGCTGGCAATTTTGGACTTGATGTTGGTCAGTTGGAAAAGGCCGGATATGTCAAACCAGGCATAGCAGCCAAATACATTTCCGCAGGACAAAATTCCATAACCAGTGTGTTGAACAGCCCGTCAGTATGGACTGGCAAAGACGGAGTCAATCAGGTGCAAAATATGTTGACCAATCCGGCAGCACAAACCAAAGTACAACAGACTCTTATGACCACCGGGTTAGCTCAAGTAAAATCGCTAGGTCTGCCTGTAGATCAATTGGCAGCAACAGTGATTGGCGGAGTTGCATTAAATGCTGCCAAGGATGTTACTGCAACACTGGCCTGGGCCAAAGGGCAAACAGCAGACTTGAGCCCAGACCTTGTTGCAAAGTTCAATCAAACAGCCAAGGACGCATCGTTTGCTGTAAACTTGGTTGATGAAAAAATAGCCAACGAGTCATTGAATATCAAGCAAGTTACAGGATCAATTGGAACAATTAACAAAACAACTCTCAATGCCGCTGTTGGTAGAGTGATTGGCAATGATAAGATCCCCAGCTTGAACTTCAGCAAAGGAACTCCAAACCCTGCGGCCGAGCAAGAATTAAAAGAAATTGGCAAGCAACTCAGCACTATTGGAAACAAGGACCTGGCAATTATTTCTGAACCACTGACATCCAGCAACGTTGATGCCAGGGAAGCAAGAATAACAGCACTCAAAGCTGAAGTAACACCACTCATTGGCAAGCTAGATGCGTTGGCAACATCTGTGGCAGCCAGCAACAAAACGTTGGCTACAAAAGCACGATTGGCACTTGGAAACGCTGAGGCCTTGATTGAATTATTAGATAACGATCTCGAAAACATTCGCCGATTCAGAGCCGCACTACAAAGCATATAAATATTATCATGACTACATTCATTGGGTTCAACACCATTAATCAATACAAAAAGTTTACATTGACAGACTTTGATTTGATCAAACGAGACCTGCTGAATGCGTTCAATATCCGCCAAGGGCAATTGCCCGGCCGCCCGGCATATGGCACAATAATTTGGGATTTTTTGTTTGAACCACAGACGTCCCAAACTCAAAACGGAATAGAAGCAGAAATACAGCGTGTGGCAGGCGGCGATCCACGCATTTTTATCAGTGACGTTCAAACATACCCACAAGAAAATGGCATCTTGATTGAGATACAACTCACTGTGGTACCAACACAAAATGCAGAAATACTCAGCATTTTCTTTGACCAGCAACAACGAGTAGCCTCCTACGTATAACTACGCCGTTTTTAGTAACCATAAATACTTTCAGTGACACAAAGGTTACAGAACAATGGCAACAACCACTAGACAAACCGCAATATTTGGCGTAGAAGATTGGAAGCAGATCTATCAAACATATAGGGAAGCAGATTTCCAAAGCTACGATTTTGAAACTCTTCGCAAGAGTTTTGTAGACTATCTGCGATTGTATTATCCAGAAACATTCAATGACTACATTGAATCAAGTGAATTTATTGCACTCCTGGACATTATTGCGTTCATGGGGCAATCACTTGCTTTCCGTACTGATCTTAACACTCGTGAAAATTATTTAGACACAGCAGAACGTCGTGATTCGGTTGTGCGACTGGCCAATCTAGTAAGCTACAGTCCCAAACGCAACACAGCCGCACAAGGCTTGTTGAAAGTATTCAATGTTACCACAACAGAAAACGTTGTGGACTACAATGGAGTTAATTTAAGCAATGTCACAGTTGACTGGGCTGACCCCACTAACCCAGACTGGCAAGAACAGTTTACAGCAATTATCAATGCTGCCTTGGTTGATACTCAGCGTGTTGGCCGCCCAGGCAATCGTCAAACATTACTAGGTGTAGACACTGCTGAGTATGCAGTGAATCTGGTACCTGGCTTCTTGCCTGTTATTCCTTATACTGCCACAATTGACGGGGTGAACATGCCATTTGAAGCAACCACATCTACCAGTGCTGGCCGTGATTACTTGTACGAACCTGCACCAGTACCAAACACAAGTTTTAACGTGTTATTCCGTAATGATCAATTGGGATTCAGTTCTGCCAACACTGGTTACTTCTTTATGTTCAAACAAGGCACACTACAGAACACAGATTTTAACATAGCGGAACGCACAAGCAATCGCACTGTGAATATCAACGTGGAAGGTGTCAACAACGAAGATCGTTGGTTATTTGAACTTACCAACGTGGGCAACATCAATCGTGAATGGCAATATGTAGAAAGTGTGTACACCGCTGCCGCTGAACAAACGGTATTACTGCGTCCTATCTATTCTACCACCAGCCGTAGCAATGATCAAATCACTTTGGTATTTGGCGATGGCGTATTCTCAGAAATTCCCGTGGGCATTTTCCGTTGTTATACTCGTGCGTCAAATGGCTTGCAGTACATTATCAATCCAGAAGAAATGCAAAATGTCACATTACCAATCAGCTACACTGATCGCAATGGTAATGTACAAACAATTACATTCACTTGCGGAATCACACAACCAGTGAGCAATGCACAAGCACGTGAAACAATTGATGCAATTAAACAACGTGCCCCTGCCAGATACTACACACAAAATCGCATGGTCAACGGCGAAGACTACAATCTGTTTCCGTACACTGCTTACAATAGTATTATCAAAAGCAAAGCCTTGAACCGTAGTTCAATTGGTACAAGCCGATATTTGGATCTAGTTGATAACACCGGCAAATATTCATCGACCAACACTTTCTCTAGCGATGGTGCTGTGTGGGAACAAAATATTCTTCCTACCATATTATTCAGTTGGATCAACCGAAACGAAATTGCCGACTTTGTGACAAACTCTGCCCAACCGCAAATTGGTCAGGCCACAATGAAGCAGTTTTACTATGCTAACTTTCCACGACCCGAAGTTAACATAACAGAATCAGCCACAGCATTGAGCACCTGGCAACAAAGCACAACACTAGCCAATGAGACCACAGGTTATTTTAAAAACGCCGCTGGCAATGCTATTCCTGTTGGTGGCAGCACCACAACTGTTTTTAACTATGTTCAGGTTGGTAGCATTATTAAATTTACCGCACCCACAATCAATGGTATCACTTACTATTTTGATCGTAACAACCGATTACAGCCTGGAGTACCAACCAAGCCCGACGAAAGTTTAGAAATTTGGGCAAGCCCTCAAGCCATCATTGGCGACGGATACAATGGCGGCATTGGAAATCTACCATCTGGTGCTGGACCGGTGACTCTCAACAATTTTGTGCCAACAAATGCAGTGGTTGACAGTATTATTCCTGTTTTCATTACAGATTTGCCACTGTCATTAGAACAACAGATGGGCGATCAAATTGAATTGTTTCGTAATTTTGGTATTGGATATGCCAGTACAGAAATTACCACTCCGCAAGGCAACAAGATTAATCCAGGTACTTGGTATCTAATTAGCAGTACAAATCTTGATGCCAATGCCACCTGGAGCCAAACCAATGCTGGATCAACATCAGGCACAAATCAAGATTCCAGCTGGTTGGCACAATTTGTAGTTGAAAATCAAAATTACACTGTGACCTTCCGTGGACTTGCATATAACTTTGGTAGTGTGTTGCAAACACGTTTCTTCTTCTATGATGACCAGTTGGTTTACGACAGCCGCACTGGCACAATTATCAAGGACTTTATCAATGTGTTGGCAATGAACACTCAACCAAACAACAGCAATCCTTTGCAAAGTGATGTGTATATGAATATCATTGGACAACCTGTTGAGAGTGATGGATATGTTGATGACTTCCAAGTGTTAGTCAGTTTCCGCGACAGCGACAATGATGGCGTGCCTGACAACCCAGACTTCTTTGAAGAAATTGTAGGGCCTGTTCCTGCTATTCCCAGCACAGGTCCTTGGGTATTCCTGCAACAAACTGTGGACTTTGACAATTTACAACGTTATTTGTTGGTCGAAGAAGGTGTGGTTAATTCAGACTATGCCACACTTGATGATATTGAGTTGGTAAAAACTGAATGGAGTCCCGGGCAAGTATTTTATGCCTACGGCACCTACAACAGCAGTGGTGAAATAATTGTTGCGCCGGCGTTTTATCTACTGAGTATTAACGTTGCTGGAGCCAGAACATTGGTTGAACAGTCAGGATGGATTGCAAGATCAGGCAGACAAAACTTGTACTTCCAATACCGCCACAACTCACCACTGACCAATCGTATTGACCCAGGTACCACCAACATCATTGACTTGTATGTGGTTACACAGGCATATTACACTTCTTACCAGAACTGGATCAAAGACACCACTGGCACAGTCGCACAACCTGATGTTCCCACAATTGATGAGTTGTCAACTGCGTACCAAGGCTTACAAGATTACAAAATGATTTCTGATAACATTGTGTTGAACTCTGTAAACTTCAAACCATTGTTTGGTGCCAAAGCTGCACAACAATTACGAGCCACAATCAAAGTGATCAAGGCACAAGGATCTACAGCAAGCACCAGCGAGATCAAGAGCAGTGTGGTAGCGGCCATGAACACCTACTTCTCAATTGACAAGTGGAACTTTGGTGATACCTTCTACTTCTCTGAACTGGCAGGATACCTACACAGAACACTTGGAAGTATCATTAGTTCAGTAGTTCTAGTACCATTGAACAGTCAGAAGAGCTTTGGCGACTTGTATGAGATCAGATCAGAGCCCAACGAAATCTTCGTGAATGCGGCAGACATAACTAATATAGAGGTGATCGAAGCATTGACCAGCACCAATCTTAGAACAGCACCAGGCAGTGGAGTCATTTAATGGCAAAAGTACGTAGCGTAGATTTTTTACCTGAAATTTTTCAGACTGATGTAAACAAACAGTTCCTGGCAGCCACGCTGGATCAGTTGATACAAGAGCCTAAATTTAAAAAGACCCAAGGATTTATTGGCCGTACTGTGGGCCCAGGTGTGAACCCCAACGAAAAGTATGTTGTAGAATCAACCAAGGTTCGTGCTGATTATCAACTCGAGCCAGGAATTATTAGTCTCAAACCAGACACCAACACCATTGAAGATGTTATCACATATCCAGGACTGCTTGATTCACTTGACTATCAAGGTGGCAACTCAGCACGTCCAGACAGACTGTTTGAAAGTGAATACTATACCTGGGATCCGTTTGTTGATTGGGATACATTTATTAACTTCAGTCAGTACTTTTGGTTGCCAGGTGGTCCAGGTGCAGTGGATGTGGCCGCTACAGGTGTGCCGGCAAGTGATAATTTTGTAGTAACCAGAGCCAATGGCGTTTATACCTTTTCTGGTCTGAATGGAGACAACCCAACAGTTGATCTAGTGCGAGGTGGTAGCTATACTTTTCAAGTTGCACAAAACGACAAGGAAACAGTAAATTATCGTGTGACCAATTCTGGAACCAGTGCGTATGTTATTGATTATGCTAACAATCCTACGCTGACACTAGCACGTGGCAATACGTATGTGTTTAATTTGAATTTAAATGGAGTATATCCATTCTACATTAAAACAGCCGCTACAACTGGCTTGAACAATGTTTATAGTTCAGGTGTGACCAATAATGGTGCAGTGACAGGACTCGTGACATTTGTAGTTCCACAAGATGCTCCGGATACGCTGTACTATTCTAGCGCCACGCAATCAAACATGCGTGGACAAATTAACATCATCGACGGCACTGCAGGTACAGGAGCAGGTTTTTGGATTCAAGCCGCACCGGGTATCAATGGTAAAATGCCTGCCACGCCAAACATCAGTTCTAGAGATGTGTACGGTGTAACCAACAATGGCGAAGACCTTGGCACCATTACATTCAACGTTCCAACAAAAACTGCACAACAGTTCTATTATGACCTGCCTAGCCTTGGATCCATTGATCTCTTGACTGATTTACGCTTTGATCAAATCAACAACATTCCTGTGGTTGACTTTATTGCTGCCTATGGCGGCATTGATGGCATCACAGCACTTGATGGCAGAACATTGGTATTTGAAGGCACATCAATAGACACCGATCAAGGCGGCTGGACCAAAACAACGTTTTTTGATCCTTTGACACAGAGCGATAGTTTTACAGGGCAACCAGGCAGTTATGACAGTTTGTTATACGCACAACAACTTGAAGTACCGTTATCTCAACGTCGCGGAATCTGGCAAATTAACTATGTCAGTAATGCTGGATTTGTTTACATCAGCCTAACCAATGTGGGCAATATCAACGACTTGGAAAAGTTTACTATCTTATATGGCAACACTTATGCAAGCACAGGATGGTTCAAGAACGATGCAGGCGTGTTTAAACAAATACCTTTGTTGACAGCATCACAGGACACATTGTATTACCAAGATGGCACAGACCCTGGTATATTTGGTCGAATTAGATTGATTGATCAAACACAAAGTTCTACTTTGTATATTGACGAAATTCTTGGCAAAAAAAATTACACCAGTCCCAACGGTGTGGCATTTACCAATGGACTTAAAGTTGTGTTCCGTGGCAATGTTGTGCCGTCTAGCTACATCAACGCAGAATATTATATCAGTGGAGTTGGCACAGCCATAAACTTATTACCTGTTGGTAACTTTACCACACCTGAAACTTACATTTTAGACAATCAATCAATTACAATTGATGAGACTTTTACAATCACAACTGTACCAAATCCCAATGGTCCAGGAGCAATTTATGCTGTAAATGGTGTCAACAGACCAGTGTTGAATTTTGTGCGCGGTGGAGTCTACACAT